GCACTGCAGGCCAACATAGACGTTTTCAGGACGCTGAGCAACGTGGGCGCCACATTCGGCCAGGATCTCGTGAAGTTGCGAGAAGCGGCCGCCAGTGCGGGACTGCCCATAGAAGACTTCACTAAATTCATACAGACCAATGCGCCAGCGCTGGCAGCGTTCTATGGCAGCGCATCAGAGGGAGCGGTGGCCTTCAGCCGGCTCTCGAGGCAATTCAGAACGCTCAACCTCGAGCAGCTGGCCCCACTGGGTCTCACAGTCGAGGACTTCAACGATGCTTTGCTGACGCAGCTGAACATTTCTCGTATCACGGGCAGCATAGACCTCAGAGACAACAAGGCCCAGAGCATGGCGGCCGCAAATCTTGTACTGGAGATGGACAAGATGGCCAAGCTCACAGGACAGAACAGGAAACTGCTGATGAAGGAGGTAGAGGGGCAGATGAGACGAGCCAATTTCATGGCGTTCATGAACAAGCAGACACCAGAAGCACAACATCAGATATTGGCATTCACGGCTGCCATCAAGGACATAGCCCCGGAACTGGAAGACGGAATATTAGATACACTGGCCGCCGGCGGGTTGGCCACAACAGGCGCGGCCATTGACCTAATGCAGAACATGAACAGAGTCGGGGAGGTGACCACACTGCTGACCAACCGATCAATTGACGCGGGGCAGGCCATTCAGATGATGAAAGGCGAGGCCATCATCAGCGGAAAAGCATTTGGAGACATCACACAATATGGACAGGTACCATTCCTCAACAACATGCAGGCAGGCGTAAATGCACTGGCCAAGTTCGAGGGAAATATCAAGTCAGTTTCAGCGGAACAGCTAAAGAGAGACAAAGGATTGACCACATCATTGACGCAGTTCGAGAGCAACGCCAAGGCCCTCAGCGCCAGCTTCCAGTCCATAGAGACCGGATTCTTCGCCTACCTGGGCGGAGCGTTGGGCAAGGGAGTGGATGGAGTCAATGTTGGGGTGTCTAAGCTGGCCACCGCGATAGACATGCTCAGCCCAGCGACCAAGGCCTTGCTGTATGTGGGAACCAAGTTAAGCAATTTTATACTGGACAAGGCCACACAGGTGGGAGTGGTGTACGCGGGCACGTTCATGGCACTGAAGCAGGCCAACATGGCAGGAGGAGCCAGCATGTTCGGCGGCATGGGAAAAGCGGCCGGAAAGGCAGGCATGTCTGCCATCAGCTCACCCATGGGGAAATTTGGCGTGGGCGGACTGGTGGCCGGCGTGGGCTCAAACCTGGCAGGGCCGGAGACCGAGACCGGAAAAGCACTGGGAGTGTTATCTGGTGCGCTGACGGGCGCCGCGGTGGGATCCATGTTTGGACCGATCGGCACGGCCGTGGGAGCAGTGGCGGGTGGACTGTTGACCATGGCCTCTCAGCCCGGTAGCGTGGCAACACACCCTGTCAGCCGAGCCACAGGTACCCTGGGAGAGATAGGATTACCATTTGAACCCAAGACCAGCATGCTGAAGGTGCATGCGGGCGAGCGGGTGCTGAATCCTTCAGAAACACAAGAATATAACAATGACAAGCCAGACGCAGCGCTGGCACAGCGTAACTTGGAATTTAAACAGTTTTCACAGACCACAAAACAGCTATTAGAAGCACAGAAGATGACCAACGAGCTGTTAAATAAGCAGGTGGCCATACAAGTGGAGACCGAGAAGAATACCAAAAAAACATCTAAAGTGGTTGATAAAGTGGGCTCTTCTATTATATAATGAATGAATAAGATATGAGCTGGAAAAAATATTTCAAAGAACCACAGACGTCACCCATCAGCGGAGACAAGACACCCAACTTCGCCAAGCGCAACTATTCATCATACCTGCCGGACGTGTACACGGGACACCCCAACAGGATACAGAGATACTTCCAGTACGACCAGATGGACATGGACAGCGAGATCAATGCGGCGCTGGACATCCTGGCGGAGTTCTGCACACAGAGCAATGAAGAGAACGAGACACCATTCGACCTAGTGTTCAAGGACGAGGTCACAGAGACCGAGGTCAAACTATTGAAGAAGGCGCTGCAGCAGTGGACCCAGAGCAACAGGTTCGGCAGGAGGATATTCAGGATATTCAGGAACTGCCTGAAATACGGCGACTGCTTCTTCGTGAGAGATCCAGAGACCACCAAGTGGCTGTACATGGATCCCGCCAAGATAGACAGGATCATAGTGAACGAGAGCGAGGGCAAGGTGCCGGAGCAGTACATCATTAGAGACATAAACCCAAACCTACAGAAATTATCAGTGACCCAGATAGCGCCCAACCAATTGTATGGTGGCACCACGGGCACCGGTCCAAACCAGCAAGGCTACGCCGGCGCAGGACAGGGACTGAACACCAGCTACCCAACCGGTGGTTCCGGTGGCAGGTTCTACAGGACCATGAACCAGTACAACATCGAGGCCGAGCACGTGGTGCACATGAGCCTGTCAGATGGCATGGACAACCTGTTCCCGTTCGGACAATCGGTATTGGAGCAAGTGTTCAAGGTCTACAAACAGAAAGAATTATTAGAAGACGCAATCATCATCTACAGGGTGCAGAGAGCGCCGGAGCGAAGAGTGTTCTACATCGACGTGGGCAACATGCCAACACACTTGGCGATGCAGTTCGTCGAGCGAGTTAAAAACGAGATCAATCAGAGAAGAATTCCCAGCACGTCAGGAGGAATGAGCTACATCGACGCCACATATAACCCAATGTCAATCAACGAAGATTACTTCTTTCCACAAACAGCGGAAGGCAGAGGATCCAAAGTGGACACGCTGCCCGGTGGTACCAACCTGGGAGAGATCGACGATCTAAGATATTTCACCAACAAATTGTACAGAGGATTGAGAATCCCGTCCTCTTACCTGCCCACTGGCGCGGATGATGGGGCGCAGCAGTACAACGACGGCAGGGTGGGCACTGCCTACATACAGGAACTGAGATTCAACAAATATTGCGAGAGACTGCAGAGCCTGATCGCTCCCATATTTGACGAGGAATTCAAGTTATGGATCAAGAACAAGGGCTACAGCATAGACAACAGCACATTTGAGATCAAGTTCAACCCGCCACAGAACTTTGCGCAATACAGGCAGACAGAGATGGACCAGAGCAGGGTGGGTACGTTCGTGCAGGTGGCAGAGCTGCCTTACATGAGCAAACGCTTTGCGTTGAATAGATTTTTAGGATTATCGGAAGAAGAGATGGCCAAAAACAGCACACTGTGGGCAGAAGAGAATGCAGTGGCACAGAAGAAACAGACCAAGACCACTCAATTAAGATCGGGTGGGATCAGTCAAGGCAACATACAATCTGATCTAGATCAGTTTGAAAACCCAACCCCCGAAGCAGGAGCAGCAGCACCGGGCTCAGCACCAACAGGTCCAGGCGGAACACCAGGCACCACACCCGGCGGCGGAGCCACAGTCTAAGGATTAAATAGTGTTATGCGTTTGACAGAAATGTGGTCACATACTCCGCAAGGATTTGAACAGAACAAGAATTACAATGCAGAAGATGACATCTCTGTGTTGGATTCCGATGACACACGCAAAACACGCCTGAAGTTAAAAGACATCAACAAAATGCGTTTGGCTAGCGAAGCACACGATCAAGATCAAAGAGAACAGGCAGAATTTGTTCAAAAGATGTACGGTCAACCAGCAGCAGCCGAAGACAACCTATCACTTTAATATAATGGCCAATACAGCGTTTGTACTGGGCAACGGAGAATCACGCAAGGGAATAAAGATTGCGGATCTAAAGAAACACGGCACGGTGTTCGCCTGCAACGCAGTGTACAGGACAGAGGAGCCAGACTTCCTCGTGGCAGTGGACCCCAAGATGATATTGGAGATAGCAGAGACGGACTATCCCAAGACACACGAAGTTTGGAGCAATTACAATCACCAGTACTCCAAGAACGAGACTGCCAAGACACACATCAAATGGTTCCAACCCAGCCTGGGATGGAGCTCGGGACCAACTGCTCTCAAAATGGCCGCTGATAAAAAATTCAGCAGGATCTACATATTGGGCTTTGACTATCAGGGACATCCCCGCAATGAGAGAGGAAAAAGTTTCCATTTCAACAACGTGTTCAAGGACACACGCAACTATAAAAATAGCAAGGACGAGGCCACCTATCATGGCAACTGGCTGAACCAAACCAAGCGAGTGCTGACTGATTACCAAAACATAGAATTTATCAGGGTGGTGGTTCCTATCTCGTTCAAACCGCACGACCTCGAATTCCAAAAAAACTTCAAAAACATGGAAATAAGCGAATTTATAAGCATACACAACATACAGCTACAATTTTAAACAAAAACCACCGTTTTTCAGCCAAAAGTACCGCTTTATTAGCGCCACTGCTTAAATACAACACTTTATAAAGTATAAATCAAACTTGCCAAAAGGAGCACGTGCAAATGACACAATCTACAAATAAATTCGAGCAATTGCTAGAATTATTAATCAACGAAGAGAATGATAAAGCCCAAGCGCTATTCCATGAAATCGTTGTTGAGAAATCCAGAGACATCTACGAAGGTTTAGCAGAAACAGAAACCGCTGTGGAAGCCAAGGAAATGAAAAAGGACGAAAAAGAAGAAGTCAAAGAAACTGAAAAAGCTGAAGTAACAGCAGAAACAGTTAAAGAGACAGAAAAAACAGATTCAAAAGACGAATCAGTTGACGAAACTGTTGAAATCGAAGAAGAATCAATTGAAGAAGTTGGTGGCGATGCTACTGATGATTTAATTTCTGATATTTCGGCTGACGAAAAAGGTGATGCAGAAGTAAATGGTGAAGAACCGGCTGCTGATGCTGCACAAGGTGATGCAGAAATTGAAAACAAAATCGTTGACTTAGAAGATGCTTTAGAAGAATTAAAAGCAGAATTCGAAAAAATGATGAATGGTGACAACGGCGAAGATTCAGAAGAGAAATCAGATGAATCAGTAGCAATTGCTCAACCAGCTCAAGATGCTCAAGCTCAAGTTGCAGTGGCTCAAGAAGCTAAAGAAGAAATGAAGAAGGAAACTGTAAAAGAATACAAGATCCAGAAATCAGCTGACAACAAAGATGCTTCAGACAAATCAGCAAAATCACCAGTGATTGATGCAGGTACTAAAATGGGACAAGGTTCTAAGAACATCGCGCAAGCAGATGTTGCTAAAGAAAAAGCAAAAGTTCCAACTGCTGAAAAAATGGGTGACTTTGAAAACACACCAGGCAAAGATAAAGCAACTTCTTACAAAAAAGAAGTAAAAGCGGATCTTAAAGATGGTGGTGATAAATCGGCATCTAAATCTCCAATCGTTGCTGCTAAGAAGTAAGCAATAGAACAGAGAACAGGGAGCAAAGATGGGACTATACCTAAGAGAACACTTAACCTACGATCAGGCCAGGATGGAAGTCTTGCACGAAGGCAAGGAAGGCAAGGACCTTTACATGAAAGGGATTTGTATCCAAGGCGGCATCAAAAATGCCAATCAGAGAGTTTACCCAGTGACTGAAATTCAGACAGCGGTAAAAACACTCAATGATCAGATCACGTCAGGTTATTCTGTTCTGGGAGAAGTAGACCATCCCGATGATCTAAAAATTAATTTGGACCGTGTTAGCCACATGATTACTGATATGTGGATGGACGGTCCGAATGGATACGGCAAGATGAAGATCCTGCCAACACCAATGGGCCAACTAGTGAAAA